TTGACGGTGGAATGCTGTTGCAAGGTTAGTTGAGAGCGTTGACTTCCCAGTTCCTCCCTTTTCATTGATGACAGCTATTATTTTCATGGTGTTACATTCCTAAAAGAATCATACTCATTTGAGTATTTACTCATACTCTCATTTACTCAAATGTTCAAACTCTCATTTACTCATTTGAGTATTTACTCATACTCTCATTTACTCACGATATGACATCTAACCATTACCCCCCCCCTTTCAGGTACTTCCGAGGGGGTTTAAAGTGCGGGGGAATTCGAACCCCGCCATAACGCTAGTGACAGAATTTTTTTTAGGTTCTCAAAATGAAAATTCATATGATAAGTGATTGATTTTATTGTAATTATAGAGAGAACCTAACAAACTTAGGTTCTTTGAAACCACATAAATTATTGATTTCTTTAAAAAAATATGACATTTTGAATCATGGTCACTAAAACGAGGGAAAATTATGCAGATTGATTCAACCCCTCCTACCCTGAAAATGGTTTCGGTTAATGTCTTGAAACCGTATGAGAAAAACGCCCGTACCCACAGCCCTGAACAAATCCAGCAAATCGCAAAATCCATACAAGAATTTGGTTTTCTTAACCCTGTTTTGGTGCGAGATGATTATTCTTTGCTAGCGGGTCATGGCAGAGTAGAAGCCGCAAAGACCTTGGGACTATCTGAAATCCCTGTTGTTTTTGTTGGCCACCTTACCCCTGAACAGGCCAAGGCCTACGTTTTAGCAGACAACAAAATTGCTCTGAATGCGGGTTGGGATTATGATTTGCTGTCCCAAGAACTGGCTTCTTTGCAGGGTTTGGACTTCGATATTTCGCTGACGGGTTTTTCAGACGGAGAGATTGAGAAACTCTTTGCCCCTGAAGACTCTCTTGATGATGATGATAATTCGGAAAAAGAGGAAGAAGCCTCTGATGATAAAGACCGCAAATTCATTTTGGGCGCGTATCAGTTTTCGATTTCAGGCGAAGACTATCATGAATGGGTCAGGCAAATGGCAGGGATAGCGGGAAGCTTTGGCAAAGAAGAAATCATTTCAGAAATCAAAACTCGCTTAGAATTGTAGGAGAGGCTCATCAATGCTTTTGTCAGTTAAAGAATTTGCAGATCAAGTGGGAGTGTCCACCCGAGCTGTTCACAAAGCCATAGAACAAGGTCGTTTGGTTAATGCTGTTAAGACCCAAAGAGGAAAAATTGCTCTTGATCCAACTTTGGCTCTCACTGAATGGCAGGCAACCCTTCAAAGGCCAAGCCGTTCAAAAATGACTTTTTCATCCGACGATGTACCGTCTAAAGAAACCCCTGATTTTTCCAATAATACTAAAGATTCCCAATAATCTGATTTTTGTAACTCAGTAACAAATTGTTTTTAAAAGAAATATACAGAGAGATAAATCAGATTATTGGGAAGCTCTGGTATAATGTCAAAAAAAGCATTGCTGTTCAACAGCTTTTTAAAGCCAAGCTCACTCAATTGGAGTATGAAAAGCGGTCAAAAAAACTGGTCAGTGCAGATCAAGTTTCAAGGGATTTTGGAAACCTAGCAAAAACGCTCAGGGACAACCTTCTTGCGATCCCTGATCGTATATCTTCAGAAATTGCAGGGTTATCAGACTCTTCTTTGATCCATGCTCGCTTAACAGAAGAAATCAGAACCTGTCTTCAAGACATGACGAACGCTTATCGAAATTCCAAAATACTGCCCCAGTATCAAGACCATTGAATGAGGGTCATTCTTGACAGAGTATCTTGACAGCTTCTTGGATTTTTTAGAACCTGAACAGAATTTCTCTGTGACAGAATGGGCGGATGCGTATCGATACCTTTCGCAAAAATCTTCTGCTGAACCTGGTAAATGGCGAACCGATAGAACCCCTTATCTCAAAGCGATTTTTGAGGCTCTTTCAACCAGAAGCCCTATTCAACGGGTGATTTTTCAGGCGGGTGCTCAAATTGGAAAGACCGAGGCGGGTCTTTGCTGGTTGGGGTATATCATCCATCATTCCCCCGGTCCCATTATGTTGGTTCAACCCACTGTGGATATGGCCAAAAGGCTTTCAAAACAACGCATTGATCCCATGATTGACGAAACCCCCGTTCTGAGAACGACCATCGGAGACAAACGGACTCGGGATAGTGGAAACACCCAGCTTATGAAAGATTTTGCTGGCGGTGTCATGGTCATTACAGGGGCAAATTCTGCCGTAGGTTTAAGGTCTATGCCTGTAAGATATTGTTTTATGGATGAAGTGGACGCTTGGCCTGTGGATGTGGACGGTGAGGGCGACCCTGTCAAATTGGCCGAAAGGCGCACAACAACTTTTTCTCTCAAAAAAATCTATATCGTTTCCACCCCCACCATCAAAGATGTGTCTCGTATTGAAAAGGCCTATTTGGCCACCAACCAACAGAAATATTTTGTGCCCTGCCCTCACTGTGGCCATATGGACTGGCTTCGGTGGGAGAATATCAAATGGCAGGATAACGACCCTAAAACAGTGACTTTGCAATGCGTGGCCTGCGAGAACCCCATAGAAGAACGGTACAAAACCCAAATGCTGTTGCAGGGTCAGTGGCGAGGGACAGCCGAGGGCAACCCTAAAACGGCAGGATTCCACCTATCTTCGCTCTACAGCCCCTTGGGCTGGAAGTCATGGGAGGAGATCGTCGAGGAATTTTTGGCCTCCAAAGATGATCCACCCCGTCTGAAAGAATGGGTTAACACGGTTCTGGCCGAGACGTGGGAAGAAGATTACAGCTCAAAAATCGGTATGGATGAACTGGCTAGCCGAGCAGAACCCTACCGCATGAATACCGTGCCCTTGGGGGGATTGTTGATGACGGCAGGCGTTGACGTGCAGGACAACCGCCTTGCTGTGGTGGTGAAAGCATGGGGTCAGGGGGAAGAAACATGGCTTGTGTCTTGGCAAGAGATTTATGGGGATATTTCTGATTTATCGCCGTCGGGTCCATGGCATCAGCTGGATAACATCCTCAAAACCGATTATGTGAGGGATGACGGAATCCCTCTCAAAATTAAAGCCATGGCCGTTGATACAGGGGGACATTTTACCCATGAAACGTACATGTACTGCCGTTCGCGCAAACGGTTAGGGGTGATTGCCATCAAAGGATCAAGCCTTTCAGGGAAGCCCGCGCTTGGTAAATCCTCAAAACAAGATGTCAATTACAAAGGTCAGGTGTTCAAAAACGGTGTGGAGTTGTGGAACATCGGAACGGACACCATCAAATCAACGATTTATAGCCGTTTGAAACGCCCTATGGGGCAAGGACAGGCCACCTTTCATTTTCCTGCGGGACTCCCTGCCGACTATTTTAACCAATTAACGGCCGAGAAACAAATCACACGTTACCGAAACGGCTTTGCCATGCGGATTTGGACAAAAAAAGACGGTGTGCGAAATGAGGCTCTTGACTGCGAGGTTTACGCCTATGCAGGGCTTCAACATCTTTATACGCGCTATGATCGCAACACGATTTGGTTGCAAGCTCAACAAATTATTGATAGACTGACTCCAGAAAAAGAAGTTGTTAAGCCATGGAATGATATAGACTATCAAGAGGAGGTTGATTCTGAATCTGTCATGACGACCCCTGTGACTCTTCCCTCTCACCCCCCACCTGTTCGCCGTCCAATGGTTAGACGGAACACAGGTTTTGTAAATGGCTGGCGATAATGACACATCAAGAACCCTTTGAATTTACAGCAGGTGACACGGTCACATGGTCAAAAACGCTTGAAACCTACCCCGCGCCCACGTGGACGCTTCATTATGTGTTGGTGAATGCCAGTCAAAAGATTGCCATTGACTCAGAACCTGACGGACTCGATCATAAAATCGCTTTATCGGCTTCCACAACAGCCACTTATGAGGCAGGAACGTATGGATGGCAGTCTTATGTAACCTCTGGCGGTGATCGTCATACCCTTGCAAAGGGCAGTATCACTATTAAGCCTGACTTTGTCACTGCCCTCGCAACCGATACCCGAACCCATGTCAAACGAACTCTTGATCATTTGGAGGCTATGATCGAGGGAAAAGCCAGCAAGGATATTCAAGAGTACAGCGTTCAAGGACGCATGATGAAGCATATTCCCATTCCAGAACTCATACAACTCTATGAAAAATATAAAAATTTCTATGCTCAGGAAGTGGCCAGCGAAAAGGCCAGCAAGGGTTTCGCTAAAAGCAACAAAATATTTGTGAGGTTCTGATATGTGGCCATTTTCCAAGAAAAAAGAGCAAAAACAGCCCCACCATCGGTTAAGTCAGCGCAAGTTTTCCGCCTCGGTTCAGGACAGATTGACCGCCAAATGGACAACCTCCAACATATCCATGGATGCGGATCTGCGATCAGCCCTTCCTATTCTCAGGGCGAGAAGCCGAGACCTTGCCCAAAATGACGATTACGGCAGGAAATTCATACAGATGTGCGAGAGCCACGTTGTGGGTCCTAATGGATTTTCGTTGCAAGTGGCCGTCAAAGACAACAACGGCAAGCCTGACTCCCTCGCCAATAAAGCCATTGAAGATGCATTCTGGGATTGGTGTAAAACAGGCAACTGCGACGTAACAGGAAAGCACTCGTTCTTTGATATTCAACGGCTTTACGTCAAGGCCGTCGCCCGTGAAGGGGAGGTTTTGGTTCGCAAAGTCTTTGGTCAGGGGAAATATGGGTTTCAGCTTCAGATTTTGGACATTGACCGCTTGGATGTCAATAAAAACGAGGAGTTATCAAACGGGAACATCATTAAAATGGGCGTGGAACTGAACCCTTATGGTAAGCCCGTGGCCTATTGGATACGGACTCGGCATCCTGCGGATGGGGTCTATCACGGATCGACCTTGTCGGCTTTCCAGCGGATTTCAGCCTCAGAAATCTATCACCATTTTATCGCCGAACGCCCCGAACAAAATCGAGGCATTCCGTGGATGAGTGCGGCCATGAAGCGCATGAATAACCTTTCGGGGTACGAGGAAGCGGCCATTATCGCGGCGCGGGTGGGGGCTTCTCAAATGGGGTTCTTCACGTCCCCTGCGGGCGAGGTTCAATCGTTGGCGGATGATGTGGGGTCAGGGGGCGAACTGTTTACCAATGTCGAACCTGGTGTTTTTGGGGAACTTCCCGCAGGTTATGGCTTTGAAAAATTTGATCCCGATTATCCCCATGCTATGTTTCCCGAGTTCGTAAAGTCGTGTTTACGCAGTATTTCAAGCGGTTTAGGAGTGGCCTATAATACCCTTTCCAATGACTTAGAGGGGGTCAATTTCTCGTCTATTCGGACAGGTGTTTTAGAGGAACGCGACAATTGGATGGGCATTCAGCGGTGGATGATTGAAAACTGGCTGGGTGATTTGTATGCAGAGTGGCTGAAAATGGCATTGTTGACAGGCAAAATCAGCCTTCCCAATGGCGGAGTCCTGCCCCTAACCAAGTTCGACAAGTTCAACGTCGCCACATGGCAAGGCCGTCGTTGGCAATGGGTTGACCCTGAAAAAGATGTGAATGCAAACGTCACAGCCATCAACAACGGCCTCAAAACCCGTCGCCAAATCATTGAAGAACAAGGCCGAGACATTGACGATGTCTTTGAAGGCCTCGCATCTGAACAAGAACAAATCGATGCCCTTGGCCTCCAACTTGAAAGACCAGGGAT